TGTCATCATATGATTCGTCCCAATATTTATCGAATGATTTAAATCCGAATTTTTGCTTCAGGTCCCTTAGGTAATATTTATTTCCTAAAACAATAAAAGGTCTACATGTTAAAGCAGGTTTAAATATTTTTTCAGTAAAGAAATTTATATGACTATATATTTCATCTTTATATGCTCCTCTATGATTAAAAGTTTCTAATACTAAATCTAAAAAAATATGTTTATAGAGTTTTGGATCTGGAATTATAAAGTTAGGAGTGTAGTAATAGTCTTCTTCTTCATCAAATGGAACGTACTTTAATGGTAATAATTTATGTAATTCTCTTAATCTTTCTTCTTCTTTTTTAGTTAATATTGGTTTGTCTATAGAATTAAAATCCATTTCTAGTCTACCGCCGTATTCATCGTGACCGTGATGTTTCATAACTTGGTCTACTAACTTGTCACTCATAAACTCCTTAAACCTCTTAATATACTCAGCACCAAAATTATAGTAGCTAGATTCGAGTAGATTATTATCTAATAATTCCCCTAACATCATTAGCCTAGGTGTTCTAGGCTTGCCGGCAAAAACTACAAATTTCTTTTTAACAGTTATATCCTTTAAAGAATACTCAGGCTTAAAATCTTTTTGTAACTCATCGTAAGAATAATGCTTACTGCTATACGTTTTAACCCAGTTTTGCATTAAATTATATGGAGCAGTATGAGATTGAACAAAAGTCACATAAGGTAAAACTTCTCTCCGTAAATATTCATTTATAAAATTTTCTTGCCCGGTGCCTTGGAAAAAAAATACAACTTCATTTTTAAGGTGATTATTAACTCTAAAAAAATACAACTCAGTAAGTATAGGTCTTCTAAAAAAATGATCTACTTCTGCTTCTTCCAAAATTAGAATTTTTACATCTGGGTTTTGATGTAGGTACTCTATGGTTCGCTTGTCGCCGAATACAGGGGTATACATATCAAGATCATATACATTAAGATTAGTGTAATGATCTATATTAAATTTAACCACTAAAAATTTCTGATCTTTATACTGCCAAAAACTTTTAATGTTGAAGTCCTCATTAGTAAGTACTTTTCTCATCAATAAGCTTATTTTTCCAGTGTTGAATAGTAATATCTAAACCTTCATTCATAGACACTTTAGGAGCCCAGCCTAATTTTGATGTAATTTTATGATTAGTAGAATTGAGTAGCCATATTTCTCCAGGTCTCTTGGGTTTAGTATCCCAATTTACTTTCCCGTTCCAACCAATTTTGTCTGCTATAATTTTAACGTAGTCAGATATACGAATAGCATTATCAGGACCTAAGCAAAATATTTCTCCTACTACTTTGTCTGGATTTCTGATTACTTCTTCCCATGCGTCAAGTAAGTCATCGATGTAAATAAAATTTCTGTAAGGAGTTCCATACCCTAGATTTATTTCATCTTTATTCTTTAACATTTGTGTAATAATTTGCTCAGTAACAAAGAAATCATTATCCTTACGTCCGTATGCATTAGTTTGCCTGATAGCAGTAAATGGTAATCCGTAGCTTCTATGTGCGTACTCTAAATACTTTTCACAGCCATATTTAGCTACTGCATATGGGGCATTTGGATTTGGAGGTGTTTGTTCATTAAATGCTATAATACCTTTATTCTTGCCTTCCTTAATTAAATCAGAAAATGGTTGCCATCCATAAACTTCCATAGTCGAAGCGAATACGAAGTTCTTAAGATTTTTTAGTCTCTTTGCAGTTTCAATTAAGTTTACTGTTCCAGTATAATTGACTTCAGAAAAAGTAATTTGTTCGTAGAAGCTTTGTTCTACTTCTGTACGAGCAGCTAAATGAACTATGATTTCTGGATCAGCATCGAGGATTTCATGTGCTACCTCTTTATGGTCTCTTAAATCATTTTGGAGTAATATTAACTCATGCTCTTTTAACCTTTCTCTTAAGTGGCTACCGATAAAACCTTGCCATCCTGTGATAAATATTTTCATATATTGTATCCTAATGTTATATTAGGGTTAGTATTTTCATTAACGTATTCAAAAATCTTTTCTATTTTACTTATATCTTTTTTATTTTTCAAAAAAGTAAGTTCGTTAGCAAAATGTAACTCTACTCCTTTCTCTATTGCAAGATTAAGTAATTCTAATCTTCTATCTTTATTATCTGGTAAGCAATAAATTGAACAAAGAACAATACCTTCTATACCTAAACCTGTAATAAATTTTTCTAACCCTGGAAGCCAGTCGCAGTATTCGTTTTCAAATTGATAATCATTAATTTCGATATTAAATTTGCTACAGTAATCACCTATGATTGCTCTTTGCATAGGAAGTGGGATAGGTTCAGAAAAATTAGTATTCCATCCAGCATATGTAACCCAAGTCTTTTCCTTATCTATTTCAATACTAGATTCTCTTTCTCCTACAAATCTAAAATATCCTCCTGGGAGTTTTCTATGATAGTGACCATTTTTTGGTAAGATACGTCCGTCCATTGACCATCTAGTAATTTCTGTTTCATTGTTAAAATTACCATGTATATGTTGCTGTTGAAAAAGGTAAGTTTGACCAGGTTTTAAATTAATAGGAGAAGAGTATTTACCGCACTCTTTTTGTATAGTATCGTAATCCCATTTATTATCGTATGTATTTTGTGTAATTTTTACACTATCTTCATAAGATGCTACATACATACTATTGGTATCATAAACCTTAGTAAAAGGAGTCCAAATAGTTCTTAAACCTAATCCATTTCCTACCCATATTCCTTGATGAAAAGCAAGTAACCTTCCTTTCTTAGCTTGGTCAGGTATTACTATACGAATGGTAAAATATCTCTGTATCATCCACTCTTCAAAACCTATATAATCTTGAACTATGTCTGAAAAGTACTTATCTACTCGGTCGGCAAATTCATCAGAACCACAATAGGATTGACAATGTTTACCTAGTATACTAATTTCCGAAGGAGTTAGTACCTTATGTACTGTTTCCAACGATTGTATTTGGGGAAATTTTTCTTTTGCTACATTTAACCAGTATTCTGGCCAATTATGTTTGTTGAGATCGTAATTTACTACTTTACGATCAGTCTCTGGAAATAAAACTTGATAATTCATTAAAAATTATTTAAAATAAATAGCTAGGGTCTAAGTTCAGTTTTGACTTTATTAAAAGGAAATATTAGAGGAGAGTTACCATTATTCAGTTTAACTTCTGAATTATAGTCTACTCTTACATCTGAAAAGTCGCTCTCAGTGTTTATAATTCTACCTAAAGGAACTGGAAGATGAAATTCATCAGATAAACCTATATCATCGATCCAGTCTTTATATAAGGTATCTGTATAGAACTTATTCCCGTTTTTATTATGATGTACTCTAAGGTCTCCACAAATCCAATCTAGGTTAGTAATATCAAACTCTAATCCATCATCGTACTCACAAAAAGCAAACTCATAATCTTTACCTTCAATAATTTTTCCTATAAAGACATCGTACTTACTATAATCTGTTGGAAAACTTGCTTTTAAATCTTCGTAAGATATTCTATTGCCGTAAAAAAATTCTCGGATAAAATTAGTATCTTCTGTGGTCCAATCTAATTCTATATAATCTGTACGTCCCACTATATTTTCAGCATTTCTAGCTCTTCTACTATGTAAAAAAGTTTCATATCTGTGAACTCCTTGATTTATACGTTCAGCTGCATCAATAAATTTATCTTCATCTAGAATTTTAAAATCCTTCGGAGCATTAGCAATCATAAAATTACTTTTATCGGAATAGCTCAACTTTTTTAATTCCATCAACTGGTCTTGAGTAAGAGTATGAAACCAAGTACTACGAGTTGAAGATGCAGTAGTAAAAGCTCTATGAATTCTATTCACTTGTGCCCACGGCATTCCTACATATGCTCTGTAAGGAAATTTTACTCCTTCTATAACTTTATTTACATCATTAATTCCACTGTTGAGTAAATCTATTGATTTTTGCTGAGTAAATCCATTTAAAGGGTTAACTTTATCTGGAGCAATATGGTCATTACTATGTACGCTAATAGGAATAGTCTCTGCTTTATAATCATATCCTTTTGCTTTAAATGTATCATATGCTTTGAGCCATAATTTAGCAGCTGGGGTATCACAGAGTTCTATTGTTGTAAGTTCATCGTTAAAATATACGTCTAAATACATAATAAAAGTTTAATGTCCTTCTGCCCAGTTATTAGCTATCTCAGGAGGTGCTTTCAAAGTAACTCCAGGTAACTTAGTAGTGTTCTCCATTATCTCTTGTACGTAAGGAGCAAACATTTCTGCATCTTTCTCGTCTACGTTTATAATCAACTGGTCATGCACTTGTGCCTGGCATAGAGCATCTATACCTAGCTCTTTAGCCTTTAAGTTAATCTTTAAAGCTGCTCTATTTACTACCGCAGCAGCTAATGACTGTAACTGAAAGTTAAGGCAGTTATTAAGTCCGTTACGGTAATCTCTATAAGCTTGAGTTACTTGATCTCTAGGAGAAATAGTTTTAACAATCTCACCATCTTTCTTTATATGCTTAGGAGGTATCTGAGTTTCTAACTCTTTTCTAAATCTCCAATCCATCATTCTATCTCCAACCTTATCGTATAGTCTTTGAACTTTAGGTAAGTGACGAATACGTCCTACATAGTTTTGTATTCTACCATAAGCTTTGACTTCTTCTCTAGATCTTTCTCTCCATTCTTTGAGTTGAGGAAAACCGTCTAGGTAACCTTTTACTAATCCTTCAGCAGTCTTTTGATCTACGTTGAGAGACATTTTAAGAGCATAAGCTTCCATACCATACGCAATACCTAATGAATATGCTTTAGCTTTATTACGTTTAACAGGATCTAGTTTTTTTAGATAGTTATCAGCTTTCTTATCTGCTGATACTCCTTCTAGCTTTTCAGTTTGAATAGCAACAGTAGAATAAAAGTCCCATCCATTATTAAAGATCTCTTGTAGTTTTTTATCTCCTGTTACTGAAGCAAAGCAGTGAGGTTCAAGAGATTCGTAATCGGCATCAATTACCTTCCTGCCATTTCCGGCAATCAAGAAACGTCTAACAATATTAACGTACTTCATGATTACAGGAGCATCTTCTCCTTCTTCTAACGGCTTAGGTAGCTGTTGAGCATCAGAACCATATCGACCAGATACTGTACCATTCTGCTTAAAGTAGAAATAGTATCTACCATCTTCCTGACGGTCTCTAAACCTGTCTACGTAGGTTGATTTAATCTTAAGTAATCTATTATAGACTCTTAAGTTTTCAGCCCATGGATAATCTTTTGCTAGGTCTTTTACCATATCCATATCAAACTTATCTCTACCGGACTTAGTATTAGCTCCTGAGACTTTAGGTTGAATTCCCATATAACCGAAGACTATTTCACCCAGATGCTTTTTAGATTGTATATTGATATAATCTCCATCGTTAGACTCTTTCCAGAGGTTCATAGAGATTCTAGCTTTTTCAACGTCTTCAATAAGGGTATCGTCTCCGGTTAAAAGGAATTGCTTGACGTTTGATTCTTCTAGTTCGTTAATATACTTTGCAGTAAGAGAATACTTACCTGTTTTTTCTGATTTAGGTAAAGGTAAAGAATACCTTTGTACTAATCTTTGAGCCCAGTTACCTTTATGAGATACTGGGTAGTTTTCCATAGATGTAGCTACTACCCATTCTTTAACTTCAGGTATAGCTAGAAGAGACTTCATTACTATCTCTTTATTCTTTTTCTGATCTTCTACAATCTCACCATGAATCTTCTCTATCAACTCAGTATCCAAATCTACACCGTAAGCTTCCATAGGTACTGTAACTTCACGGTAGATAGGCATAACTTCATCTTCAAAGAAAAACTTCTCTAATCCTTCTTCTTTGAGTTTTCCCAAGTATAAATTACATATACGTAGAGTAAGGTCGGTATCAGCAGAAGCATACTTACTAAGTATGTCCAGGTCAGCCTTATAGATCTCAAAACTTTCTTTCGTAACACTTCCTCCATTATTTTTTATTGATTCTTTTAGTACAACTTGCTCTTCGTTAGCAGCTTTTTCAACATCAAGTCCTAACGCCTCTTGGTTCATAATAGCAATAGATTTTAGTCCAAAAGGATTACCAAAACCAAATGCACCTTCTTCGTACACCGTATGTACTAGAAGTCCAGTATCAACCCAAACATAAGGTAGCAGGTCAATATCAAAGTAATTTTTAATAAACTGAACATCAAACGATGCGTTGTGAAAAACTAGCTTCTTACCTAATAGCATCTTAAGTAAGTTTTTAGATAGTACTTCAGTTGAAGTGTCGTCAATAGTCTGTAAGTCTAAAGTACCTTGATTAAAGTTCCATACTAGAGTAGGTAAATAGAAACCTATACCTTCATCTCCTGATATAGACCAGCCGATAATTTTATCTTTACGGGGATTAAGACCAGTCGTTTCAGTATCGACTGCAATGATATCTGACTCTTCAATGTGTTGGAACATTAACTTTAACGTCTCTGAGTCTTGGACGGTGTAGTACTTCTTTTCTAACTGCATATATAACCTTTTATTT